GGTTAGCGAACTTACCCGCGCAGGTGTCCTCTGTTCCGTCACATCCGACGACCAGTGTCACCTGATCGCCCGGCTCCGGTTCTACCGGCATGGCTGTCTCCAGCACCAGCGTCCGACGTCCGTCACCATCCCGTCGATCTAAGGATATGCCCGCCGTCACACCCGCACAGCGCCCGTTTCCCACCACCATCCTCCCGCGCGTAAATGCGCCGGCCCCGGCGGTCGCGTCGGTCAACACGTCGACCTCGGCCCCCCGAACGGCACCAATCTGCGCCGCAACACGGCGGCTGTCTTGCCCCAGATCAACACCGCACCGTTCATCCCCCAGCCGCGCACCACAAAGCGGCTGAACCGTTCGCACGATGCTTTTGTCCAACGCCGCCGCCAGGCTCCGCAGCTCGGCCCGAAACGCCCCATCCTCACGATGGATCTCGCCGATCGTTCCGCGAAAGATGATCTTCCGCATCTCCGGCGCTCGCCAGTTGACCAGCCAGCTCGTCACCTCCGCGCCGTCAAAACGGCCGAGGATAATATCTTCTTCCCGCAATGCCGCATCGCTGATCGCACCGACCACCTCGCTGTTGTCCACAGCCATGCCCAGCCTGCGCTCCACCGCCCGTGCGCCCAGCCCCGTATCCGCCGCGAACATCAGCCCGTCAAAGCTCAGTGCCTCATCATGATCGGTAAAACCCAGACGCACGCCATCCCTGCGCCGGATCTCCCACGCACGGCACAGCGTCGTGACCCCGCCCGCGAGATGCTCCTCGATCCCCGTCATTGCCGCAGCTCCACCACCGGCACATCCGGCACCGCTCCGGCATCAAACGTCGCAAGCGAGGTCTCCAGCCGGTCGCTGTCAAACCGGACCGGCACGTCAAACTCGAACCCGGCCGATATCTCGGCCCCGTGATCTGGAGGTGTGAAAAAGCGGATCACACCCGTTAACGGATCGAGCGCGTAATCCACATCCGGCCAGACCTGCACCCCGCCGACAGCGACACGCACCGATGCCGCAACAGGCTTGGTAATCGGACGCGCATAGCTTTCATCACCGGACCGGTAGAGCTTCTGAATTTGAAACTCCGTCGTCACCTCGTCGCCCTGCCCCAAAATCTGATCCAGCGCATCCGGCGCTTCTGATGGCAGACAGCTCTTGTGATCGCTCCAGTCCTTCCAGCGAAACCCGTGCAACGGCCCCCGCCGCGCTTCGAAGAAATCAATGAGCCGCGCCACATCATCCAGTGATCGAAGCCCCATCCCCGCATCATACCTCCGTCGCGAATGCGCCCAGGGCGAATTGCGCTCCTCGTGACCCGAAACCAGCGTTACAATCTCGGTTCTCCGTTCCGGTCCGCCAAGAGCGCCAAAGCTAATCGACGGCGGAAATTGAATGTCATGAAACCCCATTTTCCGCTCCTTATGCGTTGCGCTGGCCCTGCCCGATCAGGCGACCAAGACGTGCGGCGATCTGCGATTGGCTGCGCTCGAAGCCGCGCACATCCGGCGTCGAGATATTCATGGTCACATGGACATTTCCGCCCCCCGCGCCTTTCACACCCAGTTTGCCATCCGCGCCGCGGCTCAGTGGAAGGATTGCCTCGGGCCCCGCTTCGCCCATCAGCCCCGTCCGCCCTCCGCGCATCTCAAATGTCTGCGGCGTCGAAACGATCCCACCGCCCGCAGGGTGCGAGGCCCGCCCGCTCTGGAACACCCCGCCACGCGCATAGGGCATGACCGACGACACGATGCCATTAAGCCCCTCTGCCATGAGCCCGCCGAAATGATCGGTCACTGGCCGCATCGCCGCCGAATAGACTGTGTGTGACACCGAACGACCCAGCCCGCGCAGCACATCACCCAGCCCGCGCCCGTCGATCACCAGCCCGTCAATCGCGCGCCGCAATCCTCCGGAAAAGCCTCTCTCCAGCTCACCCAGGTCTCGTGTCGTTTGTGCGACGCTCCGTTGCAGGCCGCTCAACTCATTGCGAAAAGCTGCTGCAAGCGCCCCGCTCTCCGCCATACTGTCGCCCAAACGTTCCAACTGCCCGTCAAACGCCTCGCTTCGGGCGTCGAACTCATCCATTTCCATCCTGTTCCTCCTTATCCGGGAACTGTGCACAAAGTGCCTCGAACCGGTCCCGCATCGTCGCACCGGCGGCGATGCCAGCCTCCGCCCCACCTACGAGCAACATCAGCTCGACCGGAGTCAGGCTCCAAAAATCGCGTGGCAACAATCTCAACCCACCGATCCCGGCCCGCATCAGCCCCGCCCAATCCAGTGCTCCCTGTTTCATTGCGGTAGTTTGAACGCATGCATCAAAAGCGCTGCCGCCTGCCTTGCCGCACCTGCTGCACCCCCGCCGATCTGTGCGGTAAGCAGGTCGTCCTCGCCTCCGTCCCAGCCACCCCCGCGCAGCCCCGCCACAATCAACGCCAGCACGTCGCGGCTCTTGACCGTGCCACCCTCAAACCGCTCCAATAGAGGCACCAATCCCTCGTCACCCAGCCGCATCTCCAGCTCAGCCAAAGCGCCCAGCGTCAGTCGAGCGGGCCGTTTCACACCGTCGATCTCGATGGTGACATCACCTCCCATTGGCCCGCCGTCCCGCATCAGACCGCAGCCGTAAAGGTAAGCGCCCCCGCTGACGCCAGCGACAGTTCGTAAGTCGCCTCTCCATCGTAATCTCCGGCATACTCCAGCCCCGAAATCACGAAGCCGCCCTGCACCGTTCCAAAGTCGGGAACGATCACCTGAAATTCCGGTGCCTCGCCATCGAAAAAGACCTGCCTCGCCCTCGCGTCACTCGCCGCATCCTTGAATACGCCAGACCCGCTGATCGCCGCCGTCTTCACCCCGGCACCCGCCAGCAGTTCCCGCCAGCCGCCGCTGCTCTCAAGGCTCGTCACATCGACCGTTTCAGCGTTAAACGCGATCCGCGTAGCCCTTAGCCCCGCCAGTGTCTCGAATTGCCCGCCGCCGCTCAGATCAACCTTGATCAGCAGGTCTTTTCCGCTTTGTGCCACCATTTCTCATATCCTTTGATTGCGAATGTTTGCCGCGCCTAGTCGTCCTCGAGCCGCGCCTCAAAAGTCATTTCGATCTGCCGTTGGTCTCCCGTCCCCAATCGCCGCGCACGCGCACGCCGAAACCTGAGGAAACTCACCGCGCCCCGCGTCAGCGCAGGTGTCGCACCGTCCAGCAGGTCAGAGATCATCGCTGCCGTTTCCTTGGCATCGCCAAAACCGGCCTCCGTCGTGGTCACGGTCACCGAAAACCTGTGCAGCGCACCCCGGCCCGCTTTGTCGCCACGGGGCCGGACGTCCTCAGGACCAAGCGTTACGAAGGTGGCAGGCGGCGTGCCTGCCGGAAGTGCATCATAAATCGCCCCGTCCACACGCGCGGAGAGCACCGTATCCGCAGCCAGGATCCCATAGATCGCTGTCTGCAGCGCTGCTGATTGGCCGTAGCTCATGTCGCACGCTCCTCTTCGGCATGACAGATCAGGTAACGCGCCTCCGCATCCAGCTCTGTCACCGCCAGAACATCGAAGACCCGCGTCCCCTCCCGCAGCCGCTGGCCCGCAACAGGACGACCCGAATGGCCCTCAGGCTCTGCCCGAACTATGATCCTGTATCGTGCACGGCTTAGCGCTCCGGCGGCGCCTCGCGCCTCGCGCCCGCTGCGCCCGTCTACCTCGGCCCAGAGCGCACCGAGGGCGACCCAGTCGCGGCGACGTCCACCCGAACCGTCGGCGCTCTCCACCGGCGCTTCAAGCACCAGCTTCCGTGTGAGTTGCGGCCCGCTCATGACCATCTCCGTCCTGCCGTCAGCCGCAGCCGCTTGTGCCGCGCGATCAGTGCATTGACACCATAGGGCAGCGGCTCCACCGCGCCCGCACCGCTCGCAGTCCGCGTTTCATAGAAATGCGCGGCAAGCATTAGCACTGCCTGCGCCAGATCGCCCGGAAGATCGCCCCATGTCGCGCCCAGCCCAGCCTCGAACGTGATCTTCACAACGCCGCGATGTGGCACATCGGGATGCGGTGCCAATCGCGGCGCATGCGCGTCCTGCACCAGCCTGTAGCCCGCCGGATCCAGCGCCGTTTCCGCTCCGTTCGCGTCAATCTGCACGAGCGCCGTGACTGCACTGACAGGAGCCACTCCGAAGTCATAAACTGCCCCGCGCGGCGCTTCCGTAACCGTCACGCTGAATTGCCGCGCCAGCAGGACCTTTCCCGTCTGCGCCTCAATCGAGGCCAGCGCCGCACGCAGGCATCCGGTCAACAATCCATCCTGCAAACCGTCCTCTGCAAAGCCGGTCCCCAGCCGCAGGTGATCGCGAAACACGGACACAGGCAGCGCCGCATCGGTCACAACTGTTTCTTCCACTAACATTGATTGGTTTCTCCGGTTTTCGGTCCCTGCAAACGCCCCAGTTCGGGCAGGCGCGCACCGGCCGTGCCGCACGGACGGAAGGGGTTGCTAGACACCACGGCCTTCATTTGGCGCGCGCCCCAAAGCACGGGGCGATTTCCGCCCCGCACTTTCTCCGGCCCGCCTTAGGCGGTGCCGAACTTCATCAGCTTGATTGCACCGAAATCGCTCACCGCGCCTCCGATCCGCTTTGTGGCGTAAAACAGCACATGCGGCTTTGCCGAGAACGGATCGCGCAGCACCCGCAGGTCAGGCCGCTCCGCAACGGTATACCCCGCACCGAAATCGCCGAAAGCAATCGAGAAACTGTCATTGCCAACGTCGGGCATGTCCTCGGCAATCAACACCGGGTACCCCATCAGGCGCGCCGGTTCCCCAGCCGCCAGCCCGTCCGACCACAGAAAGCGCCCGTCTGCGTCCTTGAGCTTGCGCACGGTTCCCGCGGTCTTGGAATTCATGACGAAATTGGCACCTGCCCGATATTGTGCCCCGAGCGCATAGACCAGCTCGATGATCGGATCCCCATCCACAATCGCGCCCAGACTTCCGGTGGTGACATACCCCAGATTGCCCCAGCTCCACAGATCGTTATCCACCGTTGGATAGCTTAGAAACCCTGTCGGCTTGTCGACACCGTCGCCATTGACAAATGCCGCCGCCTCGGAGCGGGCAAACTTGTCGGCGATGCGCTGAGCGAGCCACCCTTCGATGTCGAAAGCGCTGTCATCCAGAAGCCGTTGCGATGCCTTCGGCAGGGCCGATAACTCGTGCAACGGAATGCTGATCCGGTCGATTTGCGGGGTCGCGCTCTCGGTGACCGATCCAGTTTCAGAAGCCCACCCTGCGCCGATATCCGCATGATCGACCAGCACGTCATAAGACGTCGCATCCACCGACACCACAGAGGCCACCGAGCGCAGCGACGCCGTTGCACTGACCGTGGAGCGGATCGTTTCCGATGTTTGCGGATCCACAAGGTAGCCACCGTCTGCCGCCACCGCGCTCGACATCGCTTTGGCATCCAGTTCCAGCCCCCGCAGACCGTCGTCCTCGCCAGTGCGCACATATGCGGCAAAAGCCTTCGTATGAGGGAGCGCGGTCTCCGCGCTCATCGCCAGCGCCGGTCTCGCCGCGCGGATCATCTTCTTTTCCAACTGAGTCATTCGGGTGTCCTGCTTTTGAAGTGTTTGTTGAATAGCGCTGCTGAATTCACTGATTTCATGTGTGAATTCACCAATTGCCGCCTTGATTTCCATGTCCTGTTCCATTGGCTCTGCCGCTTCTTCCGCTTGCGTCATTTCGTTTGCCTCCTTTGATTTTCGATGAGTGCCGCCCGCCCTCCGGCCAATGTGCCCGTGGCCTTGCGCAACCCGTCTGCCCAGGTCAGTGGAATCTCGCCCACCGCATCGGATTTCCGGTCGATCCGCGCCTCTTTCAGCATCGGAAACGTGACCAGCGACACTTCCCACAAGTCCACCTCAAGCAGCCGCCGTCCCCCGTCCGCGGTTTTCTCCGAACGCAAGGTGCGGTAGCCGATCGACAATCCATCAATGGCCCCCGCAGCGATCAGCGCCGCAGCCTCACGCCCCTGCTCGAGCCGCGTCAGAATGCGCCCCCTGACCCAGAGCCCGCGCCCGTCCTCGCGCACCTCGTCCCAGACCCCGATCGGACGCGCCGGATCATGCTGCCAGAGCATCTTGACCTGTCCGCCCCGCGCCACCAGCTGCGCCAGAGACCGCGCATAGGCCCCCTGAGCCACCCGATCACCGCCCTGATCCCGCACCTCAAAACAGGACGCATATCCGCTGATTTCGTGGCCGGCCGTGACCTCTATCCCGTCAGCCACGCTGGTAAATTTCCGTTCCAGATCCATCATGCAGCTCCCCGCATCTCGATCAGCGCCCGCAGCAGCTCCAGCATCATCAGGCCGCCAGCGACCGCCGCCAGAACCCATACCTGCCGCTCCAGCCGTTCCATCATTCGTTCGATCCGGCTCAGACGCACATCCACCGTCGCCAACCAGAAATCCGTGACCGGTCCCGCCCCGCTCTCCCGCGCCTGCCGCGTCATCTCCACCAGATCAGCCGTCATGTCCGACCTCCTGCGCGGGCAGACCGAGCAGCGCCCGTTTTTCCGATTGAGAGAGGA